ATCGGAGACGCGATAGATCAGCCAGTCGCCTTCCGTGACGCTCTGGCCGGCGAAATCCGTGGTGCCATCGCTCTTGAAGGCCTGCGGGCCGGTCTTGAGCACCAGCCCGACCTTGCCCTGCCACTTATCCTCGTCGATCGTCTTGTCGGTGAGGATGATGCCGCCGGCGGTCTTCTCCGGGCGCATGTAGATGCCAACCAGTATCTGATTGTGCATGATCTCCAGCTTGGAGAGGTCGCCGATTGCGGCGATGATCTCGTCCTTGGTCGATTGGGGCTTACTGGCAGCCATGTGGTCTCCTGAATGGTGAAGGTCAGTCGCTCGGCGGGATGTCCGCATCGAGCCTATAGGCGAGCGTGGCCGCACCAGACTTGAGGTGATGCAGCCACACCGATGGGTTGAAGTAGTCCGTTGACACCTTCCCGTTGGGGCGCACGGCAACGATCGCAACTGCGACCACTTCACCGGCCTTGGCCTGTTCGGCGTAGCGTTCGAATGTGGCGATGACTTCCGGCTCGGTCGCTCCATCGACAACGCCATCGCGCCGAAGAGAAACAACGGTCATCGACCGTCTCCCATGGATTTGATGATGCCGCCGAGGATTTCGAGCGCAGCGTTGAGGCCGGCGATCTCTCCGCATCGGTAGCGATAGTCGGCGAAATCAGCGGCGAGACCGTGAGCGAGTTGCTCACCCTTGGCGTCGATCTCGTCGGTGAGTTGCTTGCGCGCCCGGTCGAGCAGACGAACGTCGAGGACAGAGGCGGTCACCGAGCGCGGGCGGCGATCTCGCGCTGCCCCTCTCGAATTTCTCTGAATGTCAGAAACCAGCGCGGATACGGCCGAAATACAGCGACGCTGCGATGCATGTCCAGGCGCCAGAGAGTGCAAGTAGGGGCTGCGCGAGCCAGAACTCGGCGGAGCGCTGAGATCACTTCGCCCTCGCATTCTTGCCGTAGGCCTTGACCTTCTGCTCGCGCCCTTCGCCTGAGCCGGCGCCAGCGGTGTAGCCGACGCGGCCGCCATTCTTGCGCATCGGCATGCCGGGCGGAGGTGCAGCGGGCATCGGCGGCCCAGCGGGCGGCATCGCGCCACCGGGAGGCGGCATCGGAACGGGACTAGGCGGTGGCATCATCGGCGGTTGCTGACCCTTCGGCCCGTTCGCCACGATGACGTTGACTGTGGTGCCGCCCTTCTTCGGCTTGCCGACGTTGCCGCCGTTGGCGAACTTGCCACGGTCGAGCCGGGGTTTCGCCTTGGCGCCGTCGACGCAGCCTCCATCCTTCTTGGCGACACGGCCGCCACGCTTGTAGCCCTCGGCGGGAACGCCTGAGGCTGCGCCCATCACGCCGCCCGGGCCCGGCAGAACATGGCCGGAGCCCTGATCCGTATCCTGATCGGCCGTCGTGATCTTCATGCTGCGCATTTTCTCCGCGCGGCTCTTGTCGGCCTCACGGCGCATCTCGTTTGCCATCAGGTGTTCTCCACTTCCGTCCAGTGCGACAGCCGCGCGTAACCAGCGAATGTCTTGGTCTTGTCGTCGTGCAGGATTTCCGGCCACGACCTGATCTCAACCCGGTTATTCGGTCCGATCTCGGCCTTCATCGCCAGCAGCAACGCCGGCACGGCGTCGATTTCGGTTTTGGTTTCGATGCGTACCGAGGCGTAGAATTCTCCTCGGCTGTCGCGGGCGCGCCGCGGCCCGAAGCCTACACGAACGCCTTCGCCAAATTCGTCGAGCACCAAGGTTGGGTTGATCATGACTATTCCGCCGGCGTCGCGCCGAACTTGGCCGCCGCCGATGACGCGACGCCCTGCTCGGTCGGATGGTTGATGATGTCGGAGACCACGCCCATTGCCGCGATGCGCTCGCGCGACATGCGATCGGCGTGCTGATCCTCGCTTTCGCGCAGTTGCATCGCCTGCTTCACCGCGAGGTCGTGCGCCTCCATCTCGGTGCGCGCCTTCGATTCCTGCACCTTGGCCGCGACTTCGGCGCCCTTAAGCTGGGTCAACTGCTGGTCGTTGGCGGCGTCGGCTTGTTGCGCCTTCGCCTTCAACTGCAGCTCCGCCATCCCCTTGAGGATCTCTGGATTAGGCGGCTGCGGCGCCCCGGCCGGCACCATCAGGGTTTCGGCGTCATCCATGCCGATCATGCGCAGAATGCGCTGGTCCACCGCACGCTTGTTATAGAGCTCGGGTGAGGCACCCTGGAGCTGCTTGAGCGCCATGGCTTTCATCAGACGATGCATGTGGCTGGGCGTATTCGGGTCCGCCTGTGGAACTAGCGACGCATCTTCCAGCGCGGCCGCGAACTCTTCTGGCCGCCACTCCAGCTTGCCCTTGACCGCACGCGTGAAGGAGTCAGGGTTTTCCCGAAAGCATTCCTTCAGCATCTGGAATTCTTCGGCCTGGGCCGCATGGAGCCGCTTGTGCACGGCGTCCATGATCTTTGTGGCTTGCTCGATCAGCGCCAGCGTGGTGCCGACTGGCGCATCCTGCCTGCCTTCGCCGATCTGGATTTCAGCGGTGCCGCCGACGCGCTGGCCGGTCTGGGCGATGTTGTCGACGAGCTGCGCAAAAGCCGGGCCGATATCCTTGTAGGGCAGCGCCATCACCGCCTGGCCGATCGGCATGCCGTTGGTATCGATCGGCGCGCCGCCCCCGGGTGGCACCCGAAACTCATTGGTGTTCTGCCGGCCGGCGAGCTTCGAGTAGAGGAAGCCTGGGAAGTTGGCGAACATGCCGGCGTCGAGCATCTCGCGCCACGCCGCGGTCAGCGCGTTGGTCGTGTTGCCCAAAATGTGGACGAGACCGATATCGTAGAAGCCAAGCCCGGGAACGAACGGATACTTGACGAAAATCACCTTGCCGAGTTTGGCGTCATCGTCTTCGCGCCAATTGCGCCGGATCTCGAGGATGCGCGTGCTGTCCTTGTCGATAACAACACGATAGGGCAGCGCCAGGCCGGTCGACGTGCCGTTCTTCTTATCCTCATACCCCTTGATGTTGAGCTCGCAATAGCACTCGTAGATGGTGTAGTCGCGATCGTCTTCACGGATCGCCGAGGTCGGATCGATGCCTTGGGTGTTGGCGATCTCCTGGTCGACCGCGTTCAACATTGTAGGGTTCGCGGTACCGAGTGCGACATCGCGGTAGGCGCCGACCAGCTGCATGCGGCGAAGCGTCGACGGCTTCATCATGATCTGATGCGTGACGCGGCGCGAATTGCGCATGTCGGTCGCCGCATCGGAGACGATCAGATCCTTGGCGTCGACCGATTCCGAGACCGGGCGCTGGCGGATCGGACAGTTGTAGACCTTCTTGAAGCCGCAGCCGCCGAAGCCGACGTAGAACAGCAGCCGGTCGGTGTCGGGGTAATATTCCGACGCCACGGTCGTCAGGTAATAGTTGAGACCTTCCTCCAACTTCTCGGCAAGGTCGTCGCTCTGCCCTGTGGCCTCGATCTTGTCGTCGACCTTGACCGGCCCGGACGCTGGCAAGAGCTCTCCGCGGGCGTTGGCCTGGAAGCGCAGCACCGCCTCGAGCAGCAGGGGATGACGGACCGTCGACATGCCTTCGAGCGCGACCGAGGAATCAACGCTGGACTTCGGGTCCTCGACCTTCAGACCAAGCAGCCGGATGCCCTTGGCGCGCGTCTCAAGCCAGTCGGTTCGGGACCGATCATCTTCCTGGATGCCGAGCAGCAGCTCAGCCGATATGCGGTCGAGCTCGGCTTGCTCGATCTTCTCCGCGAGGTTGTCGTTGAAGCGCGACTTCTTGTCGGTTGCGGCATCGGGACTGAAGTCGATGATGACGCCGCCGTCGTCCATTTCGATCATCGCGGCGCCGGTTGCCGGATCGATCACGGCGCCATCGGTGGGTCCGTCGGTCTGGATATCGACGTCGAGATCGTCGAGCATGCTTGCCGGCGGCGGCTCCGGAGTGCGCAGCGCGGACGGCACCAATAGACCGCTCGGCATCGCCACTGCTGGCAATGCGTCTCGTTTCGGCGATGCCATCGACTACCTATGCCTGCTTGAGACCAGGTCTCGGCACGTCTGCTCTGACGGCCCAGTGGCGACGCATTCGAAACCGACGAAGGCGCCCCAGGTATTGGCGTTGATCTGGCGGTACGTGATCGCCCGCGAAAAGGGGATCGGCATCAGCCAACCGGAATTCCGGCGTCGAGCATGGAGGCCACCGCTGCGTCCGCCTGCTCTTGCGTCACGAACGTGCAAATGTCAGGCCAAGGCGGCACAGTGGCCGACATTTGGTCGAAATGGGAAGTCACCGCTCTGGCGATACGCTCCGCTTTCAATCGGCGGAGCGTAAGTGGGTCGGTCAAGACCATCTCATGAACATCCAACTCGCGTTCGATCAGTTTTATAAGGTCGTTCATGATCACACCGGATAGAGCGGTTGCGGACGATGCGGCCTATGCTGCATCTCTTGTTCGATTTCGGCGGCCATCTCGGCACCGTGGATCAGCAGTCCGACATCGCGCAGATGCTTCAGCGCCTGGGTCGATGAATCGTGCAGGTCGTCGTGCTGCGCCTTGGGGAACGAGGCCATCTGCGTCTGCACCATGTCGGCCCATGACCGGTCCGGCGCGTAGATCATCCCGTCCTCGAAGAGCGGCTGCACGGAGTAGGTCCGGGCAACCTTGTCGCCCTTCGGCTCGATCAGTTGGACCGCGTAACCCTCTTTCGCGTGAAGCCGGCGCATTTCCTGGCTGACCGAAATGCCCGTGGCCTTATTCTCGATCAGCAACCGATCGATCTTGAAACGCTTGCAGGTCTTGGCCGTCTTCTCGACGCTGTCGTGGATCGTGAGGCGGTCTTGCCATGCCGCCATCAGGATCGCCTTCGGGAGTTCGCGCGTGTCGTAGAAGACGCCCCACACCGTGAGAGCGCACCAATCGTTTTCCTGTTTTTCGGTGAAGGCGCCATCGAACGAGGCAACGACGTAGGAACACGCCGGGAAGTTGCGGAAGTTGGGATCATCCGGATCGTCCGGATTTCCCCAAAGCTGCCAGAACTCACGCTTTATGATGCCGCCGCCGCGCGGCGATGGCGCCTGCTGATATTGCCCAGCATAACCGTAAGAGCCGAGCACGCTCTTGAAATTCTCGACGGTCCGACGACCGAACCTCTCCGGCCAGGCAAGCTCGCCATCTTCGCTGCGCGGATCCGTCCAGTCGATGCAAGTGTAGTAACGCCTGCCATCCCATTCCATCGGGATCATCAGGTGCTCGTAGTCGCCGAGCTCGATCAGTGCCCCGGAGACATCATCTTCATGCACGCGCTGCATGATGACGGCGATCGCCGACCGCTCCATGTCGTTGAGGCGGTTCGACATGCCCTCGCGAACCCAGCGCACCGTCTCTTGGCGAACCAGGTCCGATTCCGCTTCCTTCACGTTGTGCGGATCGTCGAGGATGACGCGATCGCCGCGCTCGCCGGTGCCGACACCGCCGACCGACGAGGCGAATTTGAACCCCATCTTGTTGTTGGTGACGCGCTCTTCGCCCTTTTTGCGAAGCTCGAAGACGTGTCCGAATATCTGCCGATACCACGGGCTGACGAGCAGATCGCGAAAGCGGCCGTTGTCGCGATACGTCAGCGAGGCCGCATATGAGAACGCGACGTACCGCAGGTGCGGAAAGTTCGTCCACTCCCATGCCGGCCAGAAGACGTCGCCAACCAGCGACTTCATGAACCCAGGCGGCACGTTCACGAGGAGGCGATTGATGTCACCGTTCGTGATCGCCTCGAAGTGCTCGCACACCGCGTCAAGCGCCCAACCCTCAACCAGCGGCGTCGCCGGCTCGAGGATATGCCAGGCCTCACGAATGAAGCCCATGAGCGAACCGCAGTTCGCCCGGATCTGCTCTGCCCTTTCCGAAATCCTTACCCGCTCGATCTCCTCGGCGCGTCTGGCCTTTTCCTCACGTATCAGCTTCAGCATCGTCGCCGGCGAGACCGGCAAGGTTACCGAAGAGAGTTTCGAGGCGCTGGAGGTCATCGGGCGTCATGTTGGTGAGGTCGACGATCGGGATCGGACCGCCGTTGCGACCGGTGTGCTGGACCGCGGCGAGCTTCGGGTGGACGTAAGGCGCCGCCGCTTTGGCGGCCTCATCACGCCGTTCCGGCTTCGCCTTTGGGTTGCGCATCACCTTGAGCATGTACTCCAAAGGTGTGTCGCCACCCTTGGCGATCTCTTTCTCGCGGCGCAACGTGGCCTTGTTCTGGGAGCCTTTTTTGCGGCCGCCGGTCTTTCTTCCGAGTGCCATTTCAGATTTCGTCTAATTTTGACGAGGAGAAATACCGCGAAAATTATGCGGCCGGAGCAGGCGCGCCAGTCTGCGATAGCGCGGCGGCAAGCGCATCGTCGGCAGTCTTGAGCTTGGCGGTGAGGTCGGCGACGGTGGATTGCGAGGTCGCGAGATCAGCCTGCGCCTGGGTGAGCGATGCGTTGACGGTGGAGAGTTCCGCCTGCAGCTGAGTGACCTGGGTTGCATTAGCGGCAGCCGAAGCGATCTCGGCGGCGGCCTTCTCGATATTGGCGACGACGGAATCGATCTCGGCGGCGAGCGCGGTGTAGTCGACAGCGGACATGTTGCGTTTCCTTCTGAAGAGGTGGAAGAGGGAGGAGAGGATGGACATCGCGGCGCGATCCTGCGCGCAACACAGAGGCGCGACGGTTGAGGTTTGCGATTTATGGAAGAGGCATTGGACGAAGCGAGCGAAAGCGAGCGCTTTTTCCTTAGCGCTAACCTAGAGAGGTCTGTGCTCTACGAAGGGTGGCAAGCTCGCTATACGCTCGCCACATCGGGCAGCGACATATCAGGACTTGGCGCTAGGGCGAGGGGAGGATTTATGCAGGGTGCTCAAAAATCGGATTTGGGCAAGGGGGGACAACGATCAACTTTTATCTGTCCCCGGGCTTCGTTGATTTCATTGCACTTTTTCGCGGGTCTGTCCCCCTTGTCCCCCTCTGTCCCCCTTGGCTGTCCCCTTGACAGGAAACGGCGTGAAGGGCGATTTCTGGTAAATTAGACGGTCTGGACCGCTCGCTACCCGCCCCGGTTTGGCGATCGCTTCGGTGGTTCAGCGCGAACCACTTCCAAACTGGAAGCAGTTGCTACCACTCCCTGCTACCGCCTCACGGGCCAAAGCCTCGACCGTCCGCCGTCCGCGCCGCTGTCAGGCAGCGCTATCCTTTGCGGCCAGCTTTTTCTTCCGCCGCGCCTCGCGCTGGCGTCGCAATTCATTTCTCTTCGCGGCCCAAGAAAAATCCCCGTCTGTCTCGATTTGCTTGGAGCCGTCGATGCGAACGCCCGTGACGAGCTGATGAAATGCCTCATCGGCAGCCCAGGAATTCGGGCCGGTTTCTTTTCCGCTCACGCCATCGGGGATTGTGCCAGAAATATCGTCGATTTCCGGTGCGGACCGCAACAGGGGGTTTGCGGGGTTTTCGCTATACAATTCGGATTTGCGGGATAATTGCGCGGAAATTTCTTCTATTGCTCTATTTTTGCGCCGTCTTCCCGTCTCGACGTGGATATTTTCAATTCGACGACACCAGAGCACAAATTTCAATCCTCCAGCCTGTGCGCGAACCCATGCGAGCAGGGCGCGGCGATCCTCGGCTTTCCCGACCAGGTAAACCCATTCCATCCGGCCGATCGCCTCAGAGACCTCGGCCGGGGAGGGGCCAGTTTGAAATTGCTCCCAGAATTCCCGGCGGAATATTGCGTGGGCATCGCCATCCTCCTTGCGCAGTTTGTCAGTTTCGCCTGGTCTCTTCCCCCAGCCGTTCATGTCGGTGCGG